TGTGTTAAGGCAAATGATCAAATCTGTTTCTTTTATTTCCGTGGGTTTGACTTCTAATAGAAATCCATCTCGATCTACCATTAAACTATGATCTTCTGTTACTTTGACAGATTTTCCATTTTCTAACTCAATTTGAAATATTTTTTTCTTTGTTTTATGTCTCATGACATAAGATATTTCACTCATTACCGGCCAGTCATTTAATGCATTAAAGCCGACTACTTTGGCAAACGATTGAGTGGCATATTCTTTATCTCCTACTATGCTGTGATCCAAACATTGATTAAATAATTCTTCAATTGTGACTTCGCCATCGCTGGTTTTGATCAATGTGTCACCGGTGACACTGTCACCGTATATGATGGCTGTGCCCACATGGTCATACTGACCGGTGATGCATTCATTCACATAGGCATCCATGTGTCTGGCAATGGCACGACCGGTCAAGGTGGTGCTTTGTCCAATACGTTTGTCGAAGAATCTGCAGCCAGGATTGAGAATGGCACCATACAAGCTGTTCAAGTTGATCTTTTTGACCAGCTGTCGCTTGTCCCAGTATTCTTCGTCCTCGGGTGTTTTTGCTTCTTTTAACCGAGCTTGAAGAGATTTACGTTCGGCATACCAGCGTTTTAGCAAGCCCGGAATTACGGCTTCTTGTTCATAGGTAAAGATTGTGCCATTGGCTGAAATCATCCAGGGACGGTTGCTGTCAAATATGATATGCCATATTTCGTGGGCACTGTGCACAGATTCAGTGCCATCCTGCCAGTCAATGGTGATCTCGGTACCTTTTTCCATGTTAATCACAGCGGTATATTCTAAACTGCCAAATACACCTTCCCAGGCAGCAGCAAAGCTGGCACCGCCGCTGATTTTGTCCTGTATGTACCGGTCAGTCATGATGGGTCTCAGTTGACCCACAATGGTCTCGGGTCCCATGTTGAGTGCACGGATGGCTGACGGATACAGGCTGTTGATGTCGATTGATCCCACATATTCGTGTATGCCCTTGCGCGGAGCGGCCACGTAGGCTCCAGCAGCCTGCGTGTCTTCGTCTGAATAGCGTTCCTTGCGATTGGGTACCACTAGTCCGCGTTCGTGTGCTTCGTTGATGATGGCCTGCTCGGTAACAGCCACAGCACCCATAGTGGTCTGCAGCAGCACAGTGTTTTCGTGAGCCAGGGTGTTGGCCAGGTCCAGGAATTTGAGTTTTCGATCCAGCTTGGCCAAGATCATGGTGTCTTGTCGGTTGTATTCGATGAATCGACGAAAATTTTGATTGTACAGCTGATCCAAGGTGCCTTCGAACACAGTCTTGCTTTCCTGCAGTTCGTATTCGGCAATGGCATCCAAGCTGTAGCTGTGTCGCTCTTCATAGGTGTACTTGCGGTACAGTTGCATATAGTCCATGTGCACACGACCAATTAGGTCATAGGTTTCGCTTTCGGCACCAAAACGCTCAAATGTGCGGGCCTTGGGATACTGGTCCCACAGACAAAAACGTCTGGTATCGTCTCGGCTCAGCACCCGGGTTACTCGATTGACTGTGTAGGGAATATCGAATCCTTCTGAATTCCAGCCAGATATAGCATCAGCATCTTGAATAAGATCCAAGAATGTTTTTAACAGATCGCCTTCGTTGTCAAACACAATGGTGTTTTCAAATTCGGCCGCTGTTTCGGCTGCGGTAGCTGGGCTCATGTGTCGTGGTGGAATTACCAGAGTTACCATCTGTTCCACCCACTGCAGATAGATCGAAATGGCCGTAATGGCATTGAATGGGTCACTGGGCGGACTGAACCCGCGTTCGGGATCAAAATCCACTTCAATGTCAAAAAACGCCACGTTCAGCCTGGGTGCATCTTGTCCCTTGTAGTTTTCTTCAAGACAACGAAAGATTGGATTGATATCACTTTCGTACAGTTGTTTGCCGCTCTGTATGCGAACTTCCTTGCGAAATTCTTTACTGTTGCGGGTACTGAATCTGCTGACAGGAGTGCCAAAGATACTTTGGAATTTACCACGAGGATCCTCGTAGTACAACACGTAGTTGGCTGGGTATTCCTGATAGCATCTCTTGCCATCCTTGCGTTCAACTATGTGAATACGATCGTGTTCACGATTAAACAATGCATCTACGTAACTCAAATTTTTCTCCGTTTATGGCCGTTGTGCCTTGTTTCATGCTCGTATGTGAGCGACTCAATGATATTTATTTTAATAGACTTTCTACTTTGTATTTTAACACATTATCAACGTAATACCTATGAGATTCTGTGTTTGGATAATTAGTGTTAAAAAATGGTAAATTCCGTGTTTCACAATATTTTAAAAAACCTTCCTGCTCAGCATGATCAACAAAGTGTTCAAGATTAATTTTATTGTATATTTCTGGTATAATAAAAAATTTATCTTGGTGATAATGTATAGGGTTAGTAAGTTGAAATGCTGTAGTCATTACATATGGAATATTTTGTTTTTCTAAAAATAGTTGTGCAGTAATGATATTTGTATACAATTGTGTATCGCTTGTTGGGCACTAAAAAAATATTTAAAAAAATAGTGTTTATAACCTCTAGGTACACTGCCGTTTAAATTGAATCCTCGGTTGTTACAATAATTACCGTAAAAGTCAACAAACATTGGTTCTATTCCATCTGGCCAACTAGCGTACTCTCGATCTTCTATTAAATGAGGAGTGGTTGAATCTGCCCATAGATCGTATCTGTCAGCACTAGGCCACATAATTATAACTAGATCATGTTCGGGATCGAGATCAGCAGTCAACAATCGTTTAATAACAAAATCAGACCCTGCACCTCGTTCGGCATGATTTAACAACGGTACTCCAATGTCGGTTGATACCAAATCTGCCCAAGTACCTTGATAATTGTCTTTGGTAAAACTACATCCAAATGTAACTAATTTAGATATCATAGCTTGGCTAGTGCCCGGACAATAGTTTGTTGATAATCATCTTGCCACCGAGTAGCAAAATCTTTCATTAAATTTTGATTATGTATGGCCGCGTCTATCAATCTCGGCTGTAGTTTTTTAATATCTATATTGACCATTTTTTCAACAATATCTAAAATCTTTGCCTGGCGCTCAATTGCAAATGAAATATCATCGTAACTATGATCAACAATATCATCAAGTACATCAAACCCCATTTGACGAAGATAATGTACACCATGCTGAGCTGTAAACAACACCCAGGGTCTTGGCAGTTGTAACCCTCTAAATATTTTTTCTGTATAGGTTATGAGATCATTATTATCAAAATATGTTTCTAAAATGATACTAAATTTAGAATCAAGCACTGTATCAGTTAGATCCCCATTGTCGACAAAATTTTTATAAGGAACTTTGTCTCGAATTTGCTGATGTTCTACTTCAAAAATTTTTAGATATTGATTAAATTGCTGATCAAATGCTTCTAATAAAGGTAGTTTTTTTAAATCTGTACAGCTAATGTCCATATTAAACGATACATATCCACGATCAAATAATCCTCTTCGTATCAGTTGATATAACCAACTTTGTCGTATAGGATCCATTCGATTTATAAAACAATTAAAATCTTTATGAACATTGATATCAGTGATTGCATATGGATGATAGTAAACTCCATAAAAACTATTATTTGTTTGTTCTATTACAGTAGGATCTAGTATATTGTTAATAACAATTGTATTTGTAATGGCAATATGCCGTCCACTAGAAAGTAGCGTGGTAAAATATTCAACAGGAAGTACATCTATCAGGTATGACTTCAGTTTCGGACTTGCTTGACGCACCAGCTGATGACAGCGATGTTCAACTTGATTCCAGGTTTTAAAAACAGGGTCATTTCGATAATAGTCGTACAGTTTCATTAAAGAGTTTTCCCTACAGTTTCTAAAATTGTTTCCAAGGTCTCGTGGTCTTGTTTTTCTTTACCAAATTCGGCCTTGTGCGCCAGGCGAATGGCCTTTTTCAGTATGCCGGGTTTGACCTCCAGCTCTTCGGCCACGGCTCGAATAGTGTCAGTGAGTCCGCCTTGCAAGGTATCAATTTCATGCATCACAGCCATGCCTTCGTTGATGAT